TTCCAGAATAATGAGGAGTTGGCTTTTGAATTTAGACTTGCTCTTGATTTAGGAATGACAGTTGATGCTCTTAGAAAATCTATGAGTGTGCAAGAATTTGAATCTTGGAAGTTATACTACATAGATAAGTATAAAAAAGAGCAGAAAGCTAGAACAGAAGCTAATGCAAGAGCTAAATTAAGGAGATAATTTAATGGCAAGAGCTACTCTTGAAATGTTTATTAAGGTTGTTGGTGCTGATAAAGTATCAAGAGCTTTAGATAATGTTTCTGGATCTGCAAGTAATTTAGATAAGAAAGTTAATAACTCATCTAAAGCAAATGCTAAGTTTGCTGCAGGAATGTCTGGACTTGGTAAAGCAGCTATTGTAGGAGCTTCTATTGCTGCAGGTAAAGCCTTAATTGATTTTGCAGCAGATGCCTTAGAAGCTGCAGTTAGTGCTGAAGAAGCAGGAGCAGCTTTTGGAACTACTTATGGAGATGCTGCTCAAAAAGCAGGACAATTCACAGAACAATTTGCAAATAAAGCAGGTTTAACTAATTCAGAACTTCAACAATTACTTTCAACATTAGGTGCAGTTGCACAGGGTATTGGTTTCACACAAGCAGAATCTGCTGATCTTGGTATTGAATTAACAAAAATAGCTGCTGATGTGGCTTCTTTCTCAAATATTTCTGCAGGTGCTGAGCCTGTATTAAAAGCTTTTCAATCTGCTTTAACAGGAGAAAGAGAAGCATTAAAGACTTATGGTATTGCTATATCAGAAGCAGAAGTACAAACAAAAGCTTTTGAATTAACAGGAAAGACTAATGCTGAAGCTTTAACCAGACAAGAAAAAGCTTATGCAACTTTAGCTCTTATACAACAAAAAGCAGCAGTTCAAATTGGAGATTTAGATAGAACTTCAGAATCTTTTGCAAACCAACAAAGAGCAGTTTCAGCAGAAGTTAGACAATTAAAAGAGGATATAGGTGCTCAACTTATTCCTGCTGCTGCTGAAATGTTGCCAATATTTAGAGAATTTGTTGAGGATGTAGCTCCACCATTAATTAATGCTTTTAAAGAGGGTGCTTTATTTATAGCTGATATGGGATTAGCTCTAGATTATGCAGCAACAAAAGTTGAAGCTTTTGGCAATAAATTTCCACAAACTAATGAAAGATTAGAAAAGTTTTTAGGATTTTTCTTAAAAATACAGCCTTTGGTGATGTTTATTAATAATTTAAGAGATGTAGCAGATGAACAAAGAGAATTTAATGATATAACAGATTTAACTGCTGAAAGTATTATTGAACAACAGATTGCTCAGGGATTATTAAATAAACAAGTTAAACAATACAGAATAGATACAACACTTCTTATTCCACTTAATAAAAAGTTTGGAAAATCAATTAGCAAAGATGTATTACCTTTTGCTGAAAAATTAGCAGGTGTACTTGGATTATCTGCTGCTCAAATAGAAAATTTAACAGATTTACAAAAAGATAGAGATGATGCTCAAAGTGATTTGAATAGAGCTTTAGAGGAGGAGGGTTTATTAACTGCTCAAGAAGCTCTAAGGAAAAAAGAATTACAGCAACAAATAGCAGAATTAACTTTCTTTCAGGGGCAAGGTAAAAATGTAACTGAGGAATTAGCAGTAGCACAAGAGGAATTAAGATTAATTGAATTAGCTTTAACTAGAGAATCAGATCAATTAGTAGAAGCTAGAAAAAGAGCTGCAGAAGCACAAGAAAATTTAGATGATGCTACTAACAATGGCACTAATTCTATGAATGCTCAATTGGAAGCAGCTCAGAATTTACAAGAAGTAATAGATTTATTTAATACAGATAACTTTCAAGAACAAATACAAGAAGCTGCAGATGTTTTAAATATAACTTGGAAAGATGCTTTAGATAAGGCATTAGCAGAATATAGATATTGGAGAGAACAAGTTACAGGTAAAACAATAGTTGATGAGGTTAATGAATTTGTTGAGGCAAATAAGGACTTATTAGTTGGTTTAGGTGCTGAAGCTCCTGCAGGTGGTGGAGTAGATACTCCTGCAGAAACTTTAGGAGATCAATCTGGTATAGATACAAATAATGGTGGTGGTGGTGGAGGAGCACAAACTTATAATTTTGTTTTAGAACTTGATGGAGATGTTTTACAAAAATATCAAATTAAATCTCAACAACAGGGTAAAACTTATACACTTATAGGACAATAATGGCAGTTTCTTTTGACTCAAATGTTAATTTAACTGTAGAAATAGCTTTTGATAGTAATCCATTAGATAATTCTCAAACTTGGACAGATGTTTCTCAATATCTAAGAAGTTTTGAAACAAGTAGAGGTAGAATAAGTAACTTAACACAATTTCAAACAGGAACAGCTTTTGTTGTATTAGATAATAGAGATAATAGATTTTCTCCTAATCAAACCACTTATTATTATGATGCAGTTAATTTAAGATCTAAAATACAGCCACTTAAAAGATTAAGAATAAGAGCTGAATATAATGCTGTAACTTATGATTTATTTCATGGCTTTGTTGAGAGCTTTCCTGTTCAATATGCAGGGCAGGGTTATGATGCTTCTACTAAATTAAGAGTTGTAGATGCTTTTAAACTATTCTTTCAAGCTACTTTAGATGGTATTGGATGGCAATTAGGTATTTCAAAGCTTGGATCTACTACTAGACTAACATTAACTCAAGCACAAGAATTAAGCTCTGTAAGGGTTAAAAACATACTTGATAGCTTTGGTTATAGCAATCAGGCAATATCTACAGGACAATTACAAGTGCAAACACAATCTACATCAGACAATCTATTAACTGCATTAAGAAAAGTTGAAACAGCAGAAAATGGAACTTTCTTTATTGCAGCTAATGGAAATGCTACTTTTAGAGATAGAAATTATAGATTAACTAATACAACAACTCCTAGTGCTGTTTTTGGGCAGGGTGTAGGAGAGTTGCCTTATGTTGATATTATAAGTTCTTATGATGACAATAGAATTATAAATACTGTTCAAAGAACAAGAGCAGGAGGAATAACTCAAATTGCAATAGATTCTGATTCAGTAGAAAGATTTGGAACTAATGTATTAACTGAATCAGATACTTTAAATATATCAGATGCAGATGCTTTATCTATAGCTAAACAAAAAGTAGTAGCTAACTCTATTCCAGAAACAACAATAGAGGCTTTATCTTTTGCTCCTCAACAAGATGTGAATTTATGGGAAAAAGCATTAGGATTAGATATAGGAAGTTATGTTGAAACTAATATAACAACTCCATCATCTACAACAGAAACTTATGAACTGTTTATTGAAAGAATTAAGCATAAAGTAGATGCTAGAAACAAGACTTGGAATTGGAATATAGGACTATCTCCTGCAGAAACAGGAGCTTGGATTCTAGGAGTTAATAGTTTAGGAATTGATACTAACTTAAGTTATACTTAGAAAGAATTAAGGAGAATTATTTATGGCAGCAGGTAGTTGGGTAGATTGGAACACAGGAGATCTAGTAACAGCAGCAGCTTTTCAAGATATACAAGATTCAATTATATTTATTTTTGCTAGTGAAAGTGCAGCAAACTCAGCTTTAACAAATAAAGTTACAGGAACTGCTTTCTTTGATACTACAGCTAAACAGCTTAAGGTATGGGATGGCTCAGCTTGGCAAGAAGCTTTAACTAATCCTATTAAAGGTTATTTTGAAACAGATCAAGCAGTTACAAGCTCATCAGGAGTTATTACAATAGATTTAGATAGTGGAAACACAGGAACAATTACTTTAACTGAAAATATTACAGATATAGATTTTACTAATGTTCCAACTAATGGAGTTTCAACTTTTACTTTACAAATTACACAAGATAGCACACCTAGAACAGTTGCAATCAATGCAGTAACAGTAAATGGTGGTGGAGATGTAACTGCTAAGACAGCAGGTGGTGCAGGTTTAACTGTTTCTACAGGCTCTGGAGCTATTGATTTAGTAACTTTTCTTTTTGTAGATGCAGGAACTCCACTACTTAATGCACTACAAGATTTTCAATAAGGAGTAATTAATGGCACCTTTGGGAGCAGCTAGATTTGGATTATCTGGTGGTAAGCCAGATGTTACTGTTTCTTATTTAGTTATTGCAGGTGGAGCAAGTGGTGGCTCTCCACTTGGTGGTGGAGGAGGAGCAGGAGGTTATAGAAACTCTTATGCTTCTGAAACATCAGGTAGAAATTCATCAACTGAAACTCCATTAACATTAGCTCTAAATACTACATTCACAGTTACTATTGGTGCAGGTGGTGCAGCTTCTACAGGTGCAGGTAACAATGGTAATAATTCAGTTTTTGACACTATAACTTCAACAGGTGGTGGTGCAGGTGGTAGGTATCAAGGCTTTGCAGGATCTACAGGAGGCTCTGGAGGTGGTGGTGGTGGCTCTGATACAGCTAATTCTCCTGGAGCAGGGGGATCAGGCACTACTGCACAAGGTTTTGATGGTGGCTCAGGACATAATAATGATAGCTATAATGCAGCAGGTGGTGGAGGTGGTGCTTCAGCAAATGGTGCAACTGCTTTAAATAATGTTGCAGGAAATGGTGGTAATGGTTTAGCTTCATCTATTACAGGCTCTAGTGTTACAAGAGCAGGTGGTGGTGGAGGAGGTATCTATCCAGGTGGTGGCTATGTTCAAGGATCAGGTGGCTCAGGAGGTGGAGGAACAGGTGGGACTCTAAATGTTCCTGGAACTAATGGAACAGTAAATACAGGCTCAGGCTCTGGAGGTGGAGGTTTTACAAATTCACAAGCTAGTGGCACAGGTGGTAGTGGAGTTGTAATTTTAAGATATCCAAATAACTATACTATTTCAACTTCTGGTTTAACTACAGGAGGAGAACAAACTGATGGATCAGATAAATATATTGTTATTACTGCTGGTATTGGTGGAACTGTGAGTTGGACATAATGGCACATTATGCTTTTTTAGATGAAAATAATATTGTTCAAGCAGTTTATGTTGGAATTGATGAAAATAATTTAGATGAATTACCTGATGAATTTAATTCTTGGGAAGAATATTATAGCAATCAACTTGGAATGACTTGTAAAAGAACTTCTTATAATACTTTTGGAAATGAACATAAAGATAATGGAATTGCTTTTAGAGGTAATTATGCAGGAATTGGATTTACTTATGATGAAGAAAATGATGTTTTTATTGCTCCACAATCTTTTAATGGTTGGGTTTTAAACACTTCTACTTGGCTATGGGAAGCTCCAATAGATTATCCTGATGATGGTAATAAATATATTTGGAATGAAGAAACTTTATCTTGGGAT